CAGCGGCACCGGCAACGGAAACTATGGGGTAATCACCGGATACGTTGGCAGCACGAAGGTCGCAACAGTTCAGCCGTATACCGGAACCTATACGGCTGCGTCGGCCACGGCCTATTCGATCGGCGCAAATGTGCTCTATTCGCCGATTACCCAAACTGATGGGGTGACAGATACCAGCTGCACAATCTATTTCTACGACGACAACATTTTGTTTAAGGCAACCGGCTGCCGTGGCACCTGGAGCGGCGCTGGCCCCTCCAGTGACCGGCCAACGCTCACGTTCACGATGGAGGGCATCATCAACCCGGTCACCGATACCAGCGCAGTACCGCCCACCAGCTACACCAATCAGGTGGACGCGCTGCTGTTTGATCGTGACGGAGCGGGCGCCGTTTTCTTCCTGGGGTATTCCCCGTGCGTGGAAATGTTCACGTTTGATGCTGGCGTGAGCCTGGCGCATCGCAACCTCGTGGGCTGCACCCGAAAGGTCATCGCTAACGGCCGCGCCAGTAGCGGGTCAGTGACGTTCGAGATGCCGACGATTGCGCAAAAAAACTATTTTGCGGCCGCCCAAGATAACAGCGGCGCCAGCGATGGGATCTTTACAGTGAGCCTGAACGGTGCGGCCGGTCGGACTGTCACCTTGTTGGCCCCTAATTGCCACCTCGGGCAGCTCACCCGCTCCAGCTCGCAGGGGATTGAGATGCTCAATGCGCCGTTTGATGCTGTCCCTACCGTCGGAAACGATGAGTGGAGACTTGTTCTTTCTTGATCTGATTTATGTTTAACATTACCCTGAGCGACAGCTACGAATGGTCGGCTGAACTGGAGGTGCCAGGCAATAGCAAGAATGATCGATCTACGTTCAAGGTATTGTTCCGTCGGTTGGATCAGGCGGAGATCAATGAGGTGCAAGCGCTGATTGATCGCCAGCGGTTCCAGGCTGCTGACGCCCCGGTGCTGATCAATGATCAGATGTTGGCAGAGCGGGTGCTGGCCGGCTGGCCTGAGGGTGAGATCACGGAGACGGTCAAGGGCGAGGCGGTGCCGATTGCCTATTCCGTGGCCGCTCGGGCATCGCTGCTGGCCGTCGCAAAAGTGGCGTCAGCAATCACTGCTGCATGGCGCGAGAGCTTGCAGGATGCCAGGGCAAAAAACTGATTGGCGCTGGCCGGCATTGGGCCAAGGCCCAGACCGGCCGGCGCGAGGATGTGAGCGTGGCGAATAAGCAGGCAGAGCTGTTCGGCCTGCCTGCAGAGGCGCAGATCAAGCCGAAGGCTCCTGAGGTGTTTGATGTGTGGCCGGAAAATGCTGAGGCGTTAAAGATGTTCCTCAGAATGGACACACAATGGCGCACCAGCATGGGCGGCGTGGTTGGGCTGGATCTGTCGGTGCTGCTGGGCGGTCGTGGCCTGGCAGAGCTGGCGGAGGGTGATCCAATCGGGGTGCTCTATGACGACGTGCGATTGATTGAGACTGGTGTGCTGATGGAACTCGCGGAGGCTAGAGGCTGATGGCTGTTTCGATGGAGACCGTCCTAAAGCTGACGGCACAAGTATCAGGAGCGAACAATATCCAGCAGGTCGGCAATTCGCTGAAGAATCTGTCGGCTGTAAGTCAAATGTCAGAGCGGACGATTGATAAGCTCTACATTGCCACGAAACAATATGGGCAGGCAGCAGGCAATAGCGTCAACAGTATCAATCAACAGATCAATGCACTAACGAATTTACGCAATGCGGTAGATCCAACGTCTAACCGCTATAAGGTGCTGACTAAGGATTTGCAAGCCTATGAGAGGCAGCTGCAATCCCTGAACGCAACGCAGCAGCGGCAGCAGGCATTGCACAGCGCTGGCGGTGCGGCGGCTGGGGCGCTGATGATGGGCGGCGGAATGCAAGGCGCCCTAGGGGCTGGTGCCGGGGCGCTGGCGATGGCCGGCCCTGGCGGGATGATTGCCGGCGCTGGGCTGCTTGCCGGCGGCGCGCTGATCGGAACGGGCGTCAGTAATGCCATGGATGTGGCAACGCAGACACGAGCGATTTCGACGCTGAGCGATGACGCGGCGGGCCTTACGGCACGGATCCAGGACCTGGTGAGGGAGCAGGGCTACCTCACGGACCGGGCCACTGCGGGGGCGGCAGCCTATGAGATCCTCTCCAGTGGGTTCAGCTCGACGGATGACGTGTTGAAGATCCTGCGGGCATCGTCTGAAGGTGCCGCTGGGGGATTCAGCGACATCAAAACCGTGGCGGATGCCGCTACCTCGATCCTGAACGGATATGGGATGAGTGCGGAGCAGGTGACAAGGGTGGTGGATCAGATGGTCGTGACGCAGAATGATGGCAAGATCAAAGTTAACGAATATGCGCAATCAATTGGGCGGGTAATTCCTACCGCAGCAGCGGCCAAGATTTCATTGGAAGAAATCAACGGCGCAATTTCAGCGCTTACGGCCCAAGGCGTACCGGTTGAATCTACATTTTCCGGCATTAACCAGGTTATTAAGTCAATCCTCAAGCCAACAAAAGAAGCGGCCGACCTATCTGCGGCGCTGGGCTTGCAGTTTAACGGCCAAGCCCTGGCAGCGAAAGGCCTGGCAGGTTTCCTGGAAGACGTATCAAGAAAAACCGGAAAGAGTACGGATGCGCTGTCGATTTTATTTAGCGATATTGATGGGTATAAGGCTGTTGTTGCTCTGTTGAATGATGATTTACAGCGGTTCAATAGGTTTACCGATAATCAAGCCAGGTCGCTCAATGCTGCTGGTATTGCGGCTGGCAAAGCTATTGACCCGGTAAAGCAGTTTGATAGCGCGTGGAAAGATTTTTCCGCAACATTGGGCGATTTAGTCTTGCCGGCAATCAATGCAACATTGCGAGGAGCTACTGGGCTGATCCAGCTGCTTACATCAGAGCAGTCTGGGAAAGCGCTGAATAATATATTTAAGCTAGGCTCATATAGCAATCTTGCTGGAGCAAGTGGCATTCGTGAGCTGGAAACCGCTGGCTTAAACGGTCAGCTGCCGGCTGGGGCATCCAAGTCCAAGGCGAAGCCTTTTGTTGTGCCTGGAATTGGAACGTTCGACGGTGAAACCCAACGCCTGATCCCTGGCACTGCGCCGGTGAGGCTGCCAACCACCGCAACGCCCCCAAACGTGGCCGCCGCTATTGCCAAGGTGCGGGGCACAGAGCCTAAGGCTGGCGGCGGGGGAGGTGGCAGTGGAGGCGGTGCGCCATTCCCTGACTACATTGATAAAAAAGTCATGCAAGACTGGCTTAAGTCAAAAGGTTTTCTGCGAACTGATAAATCAAATGCTGGCCATAGGACGCCAAACCATCTCCTAAATGCAATGGATATGGGCTATTGGGCCGGCCCTGATTATATGCAAAAGACAGGAGAGATGGAGCGCAGGCTAAGGGCGACCGGGGCATTCCCTCAGCAATTATTCGGCCCGATTAGCGATCCCGGCGGGCACGGAAACGGAACTAATACTCATCTTCATATTCCTACGCCTGGCGGTCGGATCAAGATGAATGGCGCCCTTGCTCAACTGATGGGCCTAGGCGGCTCCAGCGGCGATTCCAGTCAACAATCCAAATGGGCGCAAGATGCTGTCAGTGAACAGATAAGGGCCGAGGACGACAGGAAGAAAGCCGCAGAAGAAGCCCAACGCCAAGCCGCCCGCATCCGTGATCTTCGATCAGAAGCCGACCTAAGAGCGGCGTTATGGGAGAACGAAAAGCAATCAATGCAAGCCGAAAAAGACAAGGACCTTATCAAGAAAGCACGGCTTGATGGTGAGCGAAAAATGCTGGAGTTGGTCAGCAAGCAAGCCGGTATCTGGGCGGGTGATCTACCGGTCCAAGAGAAGCGGCTGGCGCTGGGTGGCGGCGTTGCCGAAATGCAACGGCAGTCTTACCGCAACGTTCAGGACCTTGCCAGCGCTCAGGCCGAAACCGACAAAAAGCGGACGGAAGAATTAACCAATCAGGTAAAACTAATCTACGAACAAGCCGATGCCGCCGGCATCCTGGCCGACGAAACCCGCCGCTATTCCGAGCTGGCATTCGGCGGCCGGTTGCCTGATAGCACCTTCACAACCGGGATGGACCTGATGGGCAAAAACCAGCAGGATTCCAGGATCGGGATGGGCGCCATGGATGGCGTCAATTCCTGGCTCGATTCAGTTGGCACCATGCGCCAATCGTTCCAGAGCCTGGCGACTGATGGCATCGGCGGCTTGACGGATGCCCTAACGGAGCTGACCACCACGGGGACGACGAATTTCCGAAAGTTCACCGCTCAGATCCTGCGCGATACAACCCGGATCATCATCGCCCAAATGGTTCTCAGGCCATTGCTGGGCGCCATTGGCGGCGGCGGCGGCGGTGCGTTCAATCCGCAGATCACGCTCCCCACCGCTGGCCCCGGCTGGGCAGGGTTTGCCGAGGGCGGCATCAGCAGCGGCCCACGATCTGGCTACGGCGCGATGCTGCACGGGACAGAGGCGATCGTGCCCCTCTCGCGTGGTCGGGCAATTCCGGTTCAGCTCTCAGGCGGCGGCGGCGGTGGCGGGACTGCGGTGACCGTCAACGTCGATGCACGCGGCACCCAGGCGAGCGGGGACAACAGCCGGAGCGAGGCCCTCGGCCGTGATCTATCCCAGGTGATTGATTCACGCCTAGCCCATCACCGCCGGCCCGGCGGCCTGCTGGCATGACCGCCACTCTCCCCAGCACCTATGTGCCCGCCGAACCGCTGACGGTTGAGCGGGCGCCACGGATCCGGCAGGGCCCTGCGGCGGATCAGCTGGAGCAGGGCGGCACCATCGGCCGCGCCCAGGATCTACGCACC